AGCTGCACATAGCCCGCGGCGTGCGTACACGCCAGACGGAACCACAACCACGGCGCGTACCCGACCCCGGACGCCTGCCACGTCACCGTGTCGTTCAGCAGGACCGCCCCGTCCGGGCCCGTGCACACCAACCCCCACCCCGACAGGTTCGCGATGAAGTAGAACCGCAGGCCCAGAGTGGTCGATACGACGAACGGGGCCTTGGTGGCGGGCGACGCGGGCAGCCCCGCCCCGGTCAGGTCCAGGGCCACCCCCACCTGCCACGCGGACGTCCCCGTCACCCCGAACGTGCCGTACGCGATGCCGGTGGACGTGAACGACGCGAGCGGCGCCGACCCGCCCGGCGGGGTGGCCCCGCCCAGGTTCACCCCGTCCACCGCCCCCGCCTGCCCGCCCGGGGTCAGGTTGGACAGTCCCGCGTTGGTGCTCTTGAGATCCTCCAGAGGCCAGTAGCCGACCCCGGTGGGATAGCTGGTCAACTGCCGGCGCATCGGTGACAGCACCGACCGGGACCAGTTCCCGACCCGGCGCAGCAGCCCCGACGCGACCACATCGACGTAGCGGTACCCGCGGACCGGGGGGCCAGGGTCGTAGTCGGTGGTCATCCCGGGCCGCCACGACGCGACCTCAGCGGCCGCATCGACGACACCGTTGACCGCCACCGTGATCGGGGTCCGGCGCCCGATCAGCCCGTACAGCGGGCTGCGCGGGTTGTCCGGGTCGTAGTCCAGGGCGTCGTCGAGGATGCGCAGGCGGATCTCACACGGGCGCAGCATCCCTTCCTCGGCGTACCCGCGGTACGTGGTGACCGGGACCGCCTCGTGCAGCCGGGCCGCCGGGACCCGATGCCACGCCCCGTCGTAGAACAGCTGGACGTCCACGTCGTAGCCGACCGGGCCGCTCGCCGGGGTGGTCACAAGGTGCCGATCCCGCCCGCGGCGATGCCCAGCTGCGCCGGGTCCCCGCCGCGGGCCCGCATCGCCGTCGCGATCAGGTCCAGCATGGCGTCACCCAGGCGGGTGCCATCCGAACCCAGGACCACCCGGCCCCCACCACCCGCGGCGCCGGCCGGCGACGACACCCGTTCCCCCGCCAACGCCAGGATCGGCACCGCCTGCCCGGGACGTCCCGGCACGACACCCCCGGCGTGCAGCTTCGGCATGGTGGGGAACCCCCACCCCTTGCCGCCCATCTTCGGCACCCACGCCGGGATGGTGAACCGCACCCGGCCCATCGTCTTGTTCCACATGTCCGCGACCAGGTTGAACGCCAGTTTGAACGGCGCCGTGATCAGGTCTTTGACCTGTTTGAACGCCGGCCCGAGCCCCTTGGGCAGGCCCAACAGCCAGTTCCATGCGGTGGTGGTGGCGGTGGTGACGGCCGCCCACGCGTCGGTGAACGGGGCCGCGATGTACCCGGTGATGTCGTCGAAGGCCTTACCGAACGAATCGGGCAGCTTTTTGAGCCAGTCCCACACTCCACTCGCGACGCTTTTGATGGTGCGCCACGCCGCATTCCACGCGTCTTTGAACCATGACGTTTTCGTGGCGATCAGAACGATCACGGCGACCAGGGCGACGATGCCGAGCACGATCCACGTGATCGGTGAGGCCAGCAGCGACGCGTTGAGTAGCCACTGGCCAGCGGCCCACACCCGGGCACCCGCCGACGCGACCCGGTCCGCCGCAGCCTTCGCGAGCGTCGCAATTTTGGTTTTCTCCAGCATGGGCAGCAGGAATTGTGAGAAGCCTCCGGCGAGGTCCGCGACACCCGTACCGACCATGAGCATTCCGCCGAACAGGTCCCCTTTGAACACCGCCGCGGCGCCCGTCGCGACGTCCGCGGACCCGGCCAGGGTGTCGGAGAACCCGCGGGCCTTACCCTCGGCGCCGTCCGCGGCCTCCCCCGCCCGGCTGAACCCGTCGGTGGCCCCATCGACCTGCTTACTCATGCTGGTGGCGGAGTCCCCGACGGTGCGGAACCCGGCCGTGGCCTGCCCCGTGTCCGCCTTGAATGTCATCGTGACCGCGTTGGCCATCAGGTCCCCCCCTGCCGGCTAGTCGGTGTCGAACCCGGCGCCGGACACCGCGGCGTCCATGGCCTGCTGTGCGAGACGCTGCTGGTCGTCGCCGGTCCGGGCCAGACCCGGATACAGGTAGCGGCCGCCGCTGCGGTACGGGCGCACCGTGGCGCCGCCACGCCCGACCGCGCCACCGAAGTCGAGCCACCCGAACCACGGCGTGGACGACACGATGCGGGCACCGCCCGCCACCGACCGGGCCTGCAACCCGGCCGCGGAGCGGCCCGAGCGTTTCGGGACCTTCGGGCGGGCGTAGCCGACCACCAGCTGCGCGGCGTCGCCGACCGCGGTGACGGCCAGGGCGGGCAGGGCCTGGACGGCGGCCGACGCCGCGGCGGGGATGTCCAGCCCCGACACCGACACCGACAACCGCGTCACCGGGCACCACCGCCGGCCGCCTTCACGGCCAGTTCCTGCTGCTGCGCGAGCAGGGCGTGATAGCGGGACCAGGCGAGGTACTCCAGCTGGTCCATCCCGGTGCGCAGCGCGGCCACGGTCATGCCGAGCCGGTCCGCCAGGAACATCTCGAACATGAGGTCATCGCCGGCGCCGGGGGTGAGCAGCGCTTTTGGTGACCTCCTTGGGGGCGCCGTCGTCCATGCCGGACAGGGCCTGAATACGCAGGCACACGGCCTGCACATCGCCCGCCAGGGCCACCTCATACCAGGCTTTCACGTCCATCTCGTCCAGCTGCGGCTCCACCAGGCCCAGCCGGAGGATGGCCTGCTCCTGCTCCGGGGAGCCGTCGTCGCAGGCCGCGACCTGGACCGCCTGGGAACGGGTCAACCCGCGCACGGTGACGGTGCCCCCGTCGACGTCGACGCTGGCCTGCCGGGCGCGGGGCCCGGCCAGCAGCTGCTCACGGGTCAGGGTCACCGGCTCGCCGCCTTGGTGGACGCGGCCGCGGCCAGGGCCTGCGCCGCTTTCACGACCTCGTCGGAGACGGCCAGGTCGCAGGTCCACGTGACGATGTCGTCCACCGGCGACGTTTCCACATACTTGCCGATGATCACATCGAACGTCTGCTCCGGTTTACCCGGGCCGGTGCCGTTGATCTGCCGGGTGCACTGCGCCAGCTCACCCACATGGTCGTCGAGGACCTCGCCGGGGCCGGACCCGTCGGTCAGGTCATACCATCCGCCGATGGTGAAGGTCCCGTCGATCAGCCCGCCGCGCTTCACCTTCCACGACTTCCCGTACCCGGTGATGTCGTGAATGTCCGGGTTCTTTTCCATGCTGGACGTGTTGCACCACGCGCTGATGTCCTGCGTACCGATCTTCAGAACGGTGTCTTTACCGTGCGCGGCCTGCGGTTGCGTCATGTCCGACCTCCAGTCACATCGATGTGGAACACGAGCGCCAGCTGGTCCACCCCGTCGAAGGTGACGACGTCCGGCTCCGCCGACGCCACCCGCACCGTCGAGCAGCTGGTGTAGGCGTAGCCGTCCACCGCAGCCTTGACCGACTGGGGGCCGGCCCCGTCGGCGAACGGCGTCAACGCCCGCCACGACGCCGGGGCGGTCGGGGGCCCACACATGACGACCAGGCGGACGTCCGGGTAGCGGTCGAACCGGCCACCCCGGTCGAACAGGATCGAGGCGGGCAGTTCCACGATGGCCATCGGGGCGCCGGCCGGGCGGTCCCCGAGCCGCGGCGGGGTCCGCACCCCCGTCGCCGCGGCCGCCGTCAGCAGCTCGGCGAGGACCGCACCCAGGATCATCGGGGGGCCTGGGTGCGGGACAGCCCGACCAGCGACGTCGCGACGTCCGGGTCCAGGCGGGCCAGCAGCCGGGTCTCCGAGCCGTCCGACGGGGACCCCGCCACCCCGAACGGGCTCTCCCGGCGCACATGCCAACGGGCCAGCTGCAGCCGGCACGCCACCCCGACCTGCTCCGGGACCTGCTCCCACCCGAACCCGGTGGTGATCTCCACATCCCCGCCGGGCTTACTCGCCAGCCGGACCCCGGTGAACGGTCTCTTGTCGGCGGGCGCGTTACGGGGCAGCCGCACGTAGCCGGCCGCGGCCAGGGCGACACCGTCCACGCTCACCGTGGCCGCGGTGTCGGCGCGCATATCGTCGGTGGCCAGCAGCCACCACCCCGGATGGATCAGGTCCGGGACCGCGTCCGCCCCCTCGTAGACGCGGATGCCCGGGGCGGTGCCGAACTGCCGGCGACAGCGGCGGTCGATCGCCCGCGACGCACCCGTGATCAGTGCGGCGATCCACTCGTCGTCGATGGTGTCCGCATCAGGCACCCGCAGATAGGCCTTGCC